AACGCCTCCACTCCAGGGTCACGAAGCTCAGGTGGTAGAGCGCCTGCCTGAAAAGCAGGAGGCTGCTGGTTCGACGCCAGCCGGGCCCACGATGGCACGACGCAGCGATGCCAACCACCCGCAAAGGCAGGGGCTAGCTGCTGGCCGGAGGTGGTGCGCAGCCGCCGGTAAGCCTGGGGAGTGCACGCCCTGGGTCTCGTGCCAGCCCCAGCTCCCGCAAGAGCACTGGGGCGCGATGGCTTACCGGCTCCTCCTGCGTCAGTGGATGCGAACCGGGATATGCGGGCTTGGCTTAGTGGCCGAGCGCCAGCCTTCCAAGCTGGATACAGGGGTTCGATTCCCCTAGCCCGCTCGCGTGGGTCACCAACGCTCTCCTATGCAGGTGACATCTGGCCCGGTATCACGAGTCCGCAGGCGCGGAGGAGCCCCAGCCGGGGAATAACTGGCTCCCAGGGAGAGCACCTACCCCGCTAGCTCAATGGCAGAGCAGCGGACTCTTAATCCGTGGGTTCCGAGTTCAAATCTCGGGCGGGGTACTTGACCCAGGTCAACAGACCTGGTAACTTAGGCAGTGGTTGGCCGAGGTGCAGGCCATACGGCAGGGAGGTCCCGGAGGAGTTGCAGCTCCGATGGGGGAGGCTCCTGACCAGGCATGGTGGCGCTCCGGGACTGCAATCCTGGTGACGCTTTCCCAGCCGGAACCGTAGAAGACGCCGCAGTGGCGACGGGAGGGTTCGACGCCTTCCGCCCCCTCGGGCTAGTCCCGTTCAAGGGTTAACGGCTGCGGTGCCGCACTACCTGGGCGAGTACGCCAACCGGCAGAGCGGCGTGCCTCAAAAGCTCGTGAATGTGGGTTCAAAGCCCACCTCGCCCACGAAGATCAGGCCCGAGGTGGGGTACACCGGCTGACGAGCTGGAAGGGTTATGCCTGGTGACCAGGGCTCTTGCTGCCAGGCAAAGGAGCGGCACCTGAAAGAAGCCCATCAGGGGTACAAGCCGCTGTGTAGGGTCTGGTCTTTACTCCCCCCAGCAACATCACCACGGGCCGCCGGACGCGGCCGTTCCGTGGGAGCGGGGGAGCCATGCGGTGTGGGGTAATTGGCAGCCCGCCTGATTCTGAGTCAGGTAGTCCTGGTTCGAGGCCAGTCACCGCAGCACAGGCCGCTCGGCCAGCGCCCTCCTGGGGTTCGTACCTCTGGGCAGCACGGGCCAGCACCGTGGAGCGGCTCCAGCCCCCGTGGCGGAATTGGCAGACGCGCAGCCTTGAGGTGGCTGTGCTCCGCAAGGAGCGTCCCGGTTCGAGGCCGGGCGTGGGGCACGGGGCTGCGGGTGCAGTCGTCTCCGGGCAGACCATGGACGGCCACTTGCGACGGTGGCTGGCACGGAGCCCCGCAGCCCTGATTCGTGCCGCTTTAGCTCAGAGGGGTCAAGAGCAGCCGCCTTGTAAGCGGCAGGCCGCCGGTACCCGGCCGGCAAGCGGCTCCATGGGGTGTCAGCCAATGGCAGGCGGCCGGTCTTTGGTACCGGAGATGTTGGTTCGAGCCCAGCCACCCCAGCTTCGCCCGGCTAGCTCATGGCTGGCAGAGCGCCGCCTCGGTATGGCGGAGGCGCCCGGTTCGACCCCGGGGCCGGGCTCGTAGTGCATGCGGACATAGCTCAGTCGGCAGAGCGCCACGTTGCCAACGTGGAGGTCGCGGGTTCGGTTCCCGTTGTCCGCTCGGTCCAGCAGGAAGCATCGGATAACAGGCTCTCGTTGACCCGTGGGAGCCGTAACGGGTCCAGCGCTCTGCTTCCTGCTGGTCTTGTCCCGGTGGCGGAATGGCAGACGCGCCAGGCTCAGGCCCTGGTGCCCGTCAAGGGCGTGAGAGTTCGAGTCTCTCCTGGGACACGCATGGAGGGTGAACCGTGGCAGGCGCCCGGGGCTCCCTGCTAAGGATGCCGAGCCGCAAGGCTTGGGGATCGTGTCCTCCGCCCTCCGCTTGACGGGCCATGAGAGGCCGGAGCCTCAGCGCGCGATGGCGGGTTCGACTCCCGTATGGTCCACCGTGGAGGGTACTGCTGGGGTGGCCGGCGAGCGGTCTAGAAAACCGTAGTGCGGTGATGAGCCGTAGGCGTTCGACTCGTCTACCCTCCTCCAGGGGCTTGTAGCTCAGAGGTAAGAGCGCTCGTCTGATAAGCGAGAGGGCGGTGTCCCGAACGCACCCAAGCCCACGTGTGCCGCCCTGGAGAGTGCCAAGCCTCTCCTATGCGCGAATTGGCCGGAAAACGTCAGCGAGAGCCGAGACCGTGCCCGTTGCCTCTGGGATTGACCTGGCCACCGGCCGGGCGTCCAGGGCGGCGCACATCTTGCTGGCCCGTAGCTCACCAGTAAGAGCGGCTGTCTTATGAGCAGCGCGCAGTGGGGGCAGCACCCACCGGGCCAACCAATTCGCCCCCCTCGCCTAATTGGCAGGGCACCGGACTTTTAATCCGGACTGTGGGAGTTCGAGTCTCTTGGGGGGCACCACGTGCCATTAGCTCAGTGGATAGAGCAGCCGCCTTCTAAGCGGAGGGCCCGGGGTTCAATTCCCTGATGGCACACGCAATTACAATGTCCCGGTCGTCTAGCCTGGTTTAGGACGCTGGCCTCTCAAGCCAGTAACGCGGGGTCGCAGCCCGCTCGGGACACGCACATGCCGGCATCGGCCAATGGACTAGGCCCCTGCCCTTTCAAGGCGGTTATATGGGTTCGAGCCCCATTGCCGGCACTGTGACGGAGTGACTGGAGTTCGGTCCCAGCCCGGCCTCATAAGCCGGCCAAACGCGGGTTCAAATCCCGCCTCCGTCCCGAGCCAGCCGGGCGCGAAGGCTTCCAGGAGCCGGACCGCCCCGCCGCCAGGCTCCTGGAAGCCTGGCGGTGAAGGGGCCACAGTGCCCTGCGGCTGGCGCTCGTGCTGCTGCCTGGTGGGGTAGTGGGCTATCTCAGGAGGTGTCGGTCAAGCGCCTCCCAATCCTTCCGGGCTAGCTCAATTGGCAGAGCGGCTCCCCGTTAAGGAGATGGTTGGGGGTTCGAGGCCCTCGCCCGGAGCTGAGGGTTTGCCCGTTGCTCCTCGCGCTGGAAAGGTCCACGGCGGCGGCATGCAGTCCGCACGGGATACCGCCAGGCTTACCGCAAGCAACGGCCAAGGGGGTGTAGCTCAGAGGCCAGAGCGCCTGGTTGTCAGCCAGTGGGCCGCCGGTTCGACTCCGGTCACTCCCGCGCGATGTGTAGTAGTCGTGGTGCCTGGTCCCTCCCCGCGCAAGGGCGGAGTGCTTAGGGGATATTGGGTCCGCCGCCAGGCACCCTCGGTCGCTTAGCTCAGTGGCAGAGCACCGTCCTGACACGACGGAGGCCCCAGGCTCGTTCCCTGGAGCGACCACGCGAGGGGTAAGTCCGCGAGGATACTGCCCTGAGAAAGAGCAGGGGATTCTCTAGCGCGAGGTCCGCCCCTGTACTGCCAGAGCCCAGGACCGGCGGGTGAGGTACCGCGCCTAAAGGCCCTGCTGGCAGGAAACCTCGGCCAAGCGCCCGTAGCTCAACGGATAGAGCACGTGATTACGAATCACGGGGTTGGGGGTTCGAGTCCCTCCGAGCGCACAAGGATCAGGGGCAGCGAGCTTGCCGTCATGTGTGGAGGATCGTGTCGGATACCTCAGCGGCTGGTTGCGCCGAAGGCCGGGTGACGCCGGCGGGTAAAGCGGCAGGTATGGACTACCCGTGCTGCTCCTGATCCGCAAAACGCGAGCCGGGCGGGTGGCCGCGCCGCAAGGCGAGGAAAGTCCGGACTCCACAGGGCAGGGTGGCCGGCAACACCGGCCCAGGGTGACCTGCGGGAAAGCGCCACAGAAAACAGACCGCCAGGCGCTAATTAACTGCTAAGCCCCGCTTAATTAGCAGTTAATCGCCAGTCAATCGGCAGCCTGGTAAGGGTGAAACGGTGGTGTAAGAGACCACCAGCGCCCCGGGTGACCGGGGCGGCTTGGCAAGCCCCACCCGGAGCAAGGGCAGAAGGGGCGCTCCGGCGCCCTGCGCGTGCGGGCGGCCCGCCCGGAGCACGCGGGTAGCCCGCAACGAGGCGGCCAGCAATGGCCGTCCCAGATGGATGGCCACCGCCCCGCCAGGGGCACAGAATCCGGCTTACAGGCCGGCTCGCAACGGACGCTTAGCTCAGCGGTAGAGCGCCGCCTTCACACGGCGGGCCGGCCCTGGTTCGATCCCAGGAGTGTCCACGGTGGGTGAAGCCAGACGGATTGGGCGACTGGTTGTGGGCCAGTTACTTGCGGGTTCGAGGCCCGTCACCCTCCCCAGCCGGACGTGGGCGGCAGCACGCCCAGCGGCCTGTAAAGCCGCCGCCTTCGGGCAGACCTGGGTCGGCACCAGGGTCCGGCACCGAGATGAGCAAACGCCAATGCGCCGTAACCAGCCGGCTCGCCTCCGTGGTCTGTTGGGTGAGAGGCGACGCAAGCCGAAAAGACCAGCTCATCTCCCTGCCCCCGTAGCTCAGGGGATAGAGCTACGGTCTCCGGAACCGTGCGCGGTGGTTCGAGTCCACCCGGGGGCACGAGCCTGTAGCTCAGCCGGATAGAGCACTCGCCTCCTAAGCGAGATGGCGGCGGTTCGAGTCCGCCCAGGCCCACGCAGCGTCCCGTGACCGAGCCTGGCCAGGTAGCGGTCTGCAAAACCGCGCACGCCGGTTCAAATCCGGCCGGGGCGTCCACGTCAGGTGCTGCACGCTGTTGAGGGTGGCGGCAGTTTTAGACGGCGCCTGGCGGTGCGGCATCTACCCAGAGTGTGAAGGCTCTCAAGAGATGCTGGTGGTGTGGCCGCCAGGCAGAGGTTGACACCGAAGACGACCGCCCGCAGAACGGCCTGGTACGGGATAGCCCTACGTCACGGATTTGCGCGGGGGTGTGCCTGCCCCGTCCGAGCCTGGATGTTAAGCGCCCAGGCCGCACCAAGTTCTGGAATCATGGATAGGGAGTAGCAAGGGGCCGGGAGCCTAGGCCCGCCCGGTTTCCACCGTCTTGCAGGCCGTGAGGTTCGCGGCTGGCTCCCGGCCCCCGCCCGATCTACCAGGTATGGCGGACGCAGCGAGCGGTGGCACCAGCGCGCCCCCGCAGGCTGGGTACGGCACCTCGCCTCCTGGCGGCATGGGGGTCACCTCCCAGGGCTTTGGCCAGGAGGGCTACATCCTCGATACCGAGGACATCGGCCCCCGGCCCCGGCCCGAGGACGAGCAGGAGAACTTTGCGGTCGGTGTCCCGTACTACCTGCCGTTCGCCACCCCCTACCGGGATAGCTGGGAAGTCTTCCGAGACGACCCGATTTCGGTCCGCCAGCTCAACACAATGCGGCGGCAGGACGGCCAGGCCCGCGCGCTGTACCGGCTGCTGACCATGCCGATGCTGGCCGCGCTCAAGAACTGCGCCGTCACCGTGCCGGACGGGCAGAAGGGCGGGGACAAGGAAGCTCAGTTCATCAAGGACATGTTCTTCCTGCCGCCCGCCGCCGGCGGTATGATGTACCCCTTCAAGCGGTTCGTCAAGCAGTTGTTCCTGAGCCTGTTCGAGGGGTTCTCGGCCTGGGAGCTGATCTACTGGCAGCCGACTTACGGGCCGCTTAAAGGAAAGTACACCATCAGGGAAATTGGCTGGCGCCCGTCCGAGACGCTGACATTCCTGCTGGATGGCCAGGGCCAATTCAATGGATTCCGGCAGCGGACGTTTTTCCAGGGCCGCACCATTGATGTCAAAATCCCCAAGGACACGGCGCTGTACTTCGCCAATGAGGAGGCGGAGCGGCCGTTCTACGGGGTCTCAATGTTCGAGTCCGCCTTCTACCACTACGACAAGAAGGTAAAGCTCTACTTCATCACCCATTTGGCGGCCCAGCGCAAAGCGGTGGGAATGCGGGTGGGAACCATGGCGCCCAACCCGCCGGCCAATGACAAGGCCAACTTCGTGCGGGGCCTGGCGAGCCTGGGGCTGGCGCAGTACATGGTGCTGCCCAACGCGGACTGGCAGGTCAACAACCTGGTGGATCAGGGGACCTTCGACTTCCTGGGCCTGATCAACCATCACAACTCGCAGATGAGCAAGTCCGTGCTCGCCGCCTGGTTTGACGACGCCCAGGGCACCGGCGGGGACAGCACGCTGGTGGACTTCGGCAAGCAGTCAGATGTCACCTTCATGATGATGCTGACCAGCTTCCTGGACGACGCTGCCCAGTTCATCAACCACGACCTCATCCCCCGGTTCATCGACTGGAACTTCGGGTCGGCGCTCTACCCCGAGTTCCACTGGGGCGAGCTGACCGCCGAGCAGCGCGCGGCCATCCAGGAGATTTTCACGCAGCTCGCGGCGGCTGGCCCGCAGGCCAACGTCACCCCGGACTTTATGATCGGCCTGGAGCAGAAGATGGCCGAGGACTTGGGCCTGGAGGACATCGACTACGACAAGATCAAGGCCGACCGCAAGAAGCAGCAAGAGCAGATGCAGCAGCAGTTTGAGCAGGGCCAGGTCGGCCCGGACGGCCAGCCCATCCCGCAGCCTGGCCAGTTCGGCCAGGACATGCAGGGCGCTCCCGGCGGCCCCAGCTCGCCGTCCAGTGTGCCGCCCGGCCTCCAGCCCGATGGCTTCCAGCAGGTGCAGGCCAGCCGCCAGGCGACGGCCGGCCAGTTGCTTGACCGCCTGATGGAGCTATCGAGAGGGGCCCCGCAGTGAGCCGGACTCCGCACCTGGACAAGCTGGCCCGGCTGGCCGCGCTGGTGCCCGATGACAGCACCATCGCCCTGGCCGAGGTGGCGGTCAAGGGCTTTGAGCGGGTGGTGCGTGGCCGGGTGGAGCAGGTCCGCCCACACGAGGAGATGAGCCACGGCTGGCCGCATCCGGACGCGGTGGGCGGCCACAAGGTGCTGGGTGTCTATACCCACCCGCAGGCCACCACCGCGCTGTATGACCTCGGCCACGGGCTGCACGCGGAAGGGAAGCCCCCGGCCAAGCCAGGCGGTCAGTTCCGCCCCGGCCCGGTGATGAAGTCCAACATGGGACTGGCCCCGTTCAAGGAGAAGGGCTGGAGCCAGGCCCGGCCGCCCAAGCCTGCCCCGGCAGCGGCGGCAAAGCCT